TGCATCTCTCAAGAGTCGAAGACTCAAGACACACAAGGTCTCTCGACCTTGACCTCCATTAAACAGGAGGGGTCAAGAGTATTCTCTCTCTCCGATAATTAAATCGGTTGTCCCGGAAATTAATACGGGACAGTCCACCGCGGTTTGATGTCGACGACACGCGGGCGTCCAGAACGCACCAAGTGTTCCTTATCGGCGATTGGCAAATCGCCTCGCTTAAGGAAGTACTTGAGCAAGGCGCCAGATCCCTCTAATTTATTTATAGGGGATCTGGACTTAACGACATAGGCCTTAACCATAGGCCTATGAAGTTTATCGCACATTCGGTCGGTATCATAACCTAACGAACATATGCGACCCAGCGCGGGAGACGATGAATCAACATTCGGAAAGTACTTAAGTACTTTCCGGAGACGTCGATCTATCTCCGCAGTAAGTGCCCAAAGACCTGTATTGTAACACAGGTTCCGAGTGCTAACTGTAGAAATAACTCCCCTTGCGTTCCGCCTATCATCAGGAGGAAGTTGACGGAACTTAATGACAGAAATGTCATAACCGTCAAAATACTCCTTTCCGCAAGACTCTCTGAACCTACCGGTCCAGAAAGACTTGCTTGGCCCAACGGAAGCATTAAAACGCTCCAATTGGGCGATGACATGGTCCACATGATCTACAGGGATAATAATATCATCTCCGTAGATGCGCACCGATCCAACAAATGATAGAATATCATTGATGGATCTGAACTGGGTGTTGAGCGAAGACTCAATTCCGAGAAAGACACAGGTCAAAAAGACCATAGCCTCAATTGGAAAGGTCAACGCTGAACCCATAGACGCGAACTTGGACAGGGATATAATCCCATGTCCAGGAACACACGCTCGTTGAGATCTACAAGCACGAACTGCCCCAAGCAAATGAGGGTGGTCGTGCAACATAGTCTCGACGAGCTTGAGAGGAACCCTATCGGAAGCATCGCTTAGATCAAGCGTTGCAAGGTTACCACCAACAGTGGAACCTTCTCGAGCCATGTCCTGGTTAGGGACTTGATCCGAGAATCCAATAAAAGAACCGAGAGTAGAACTCTCAATCCTAGGGATTAAGGCATCAAGAACAGCCTGCTGTGCATACTGCATGCAGGTAGGCTCAATGGCAATAATCCGTGGGTTCTTCTGCGTCTTAGGAACAGAGATAACATTAACTGGTATCTCTGAACCAGGTTCTAACCAGGAAACATTCTCAATATCATCAAGATAGTGAGAGGGAGAAGGGAAGAGATACTCTCCAGCAGGAAAGTACTCCTCTAGTCTCTCGGTCCAGACGCGGCAATTAAACTTGCCATTACCGTAGAGTTTATCTGCGGTAGCACCTGGACCATGTTTCGGAATGAGTCGTCCATGATAGACATCACTGTCTACTTGAGACAACACATTAGGAAAGAGAATACGACTCATCCTCGCAAAATCAGATAAATCATCATCTGCGAGAGAATCAGCGAATTCCCTTACCTGGTTATCACACTCAACAAACGATGACATAGAACTAAGGACTCGATCATTAGAACAATCGAGCTCTAGTTTCGAATACATTAGAGTTAACTGATGTATAGCGAATATTGCTTCTATGTCAGGGTCGCTGAGCAACACACCAGTGACAGGGTCAAAGACACGCTGAAAGAAACCTCCTAAAAATAGGGGGAGACTTCGTCCATTCCTCTTAAAACCAGGAAAGGACGCGTCAGCAACAATCCCTTGGTCAAGAACAGAACGAAATTCTTTTCCAAAGGACATAAGGGTAATCGTAAGGAACGATAAACCCTCGTCTTTAACCCGACCTTGGACATATTTCTTGTCCATGGTGGCGCTAGTGCAACATCTAGCAGCAAAATCATCTGCTGCTACATTCCAGAGTGCAATCAGGCTTTTCATACGGCCTCCAATATGGGGGTATCGTATCCTTAGCCAGATAGCATTGGGCACAAGCACTAGGAAGGATGGTACAAATGCACTATCCTTCCAGATTGGATCAGGTCAGAAGACCAAATCCAAAAAGTGCAAGGCTGAGCCCGCCGAGGAGCAAAATGGCAAAAGCCATAGCTCCAACGACATAGAGGGGTATGAGATCTCCTCTATGCATCACGAATCTCCTTTCTTACGCGAAGGAAATAAATTATCCTTCATGTCTTTCAGGAGAACTTTCAGATTCTTTTGAATCTGAGAGTTAGCCCGTTTTAGCTCTTGGAAATTCTGAGTTGTCAACTCTCAGAACCCAGGAGCTTCGTCAAGACCAGGTCAGTGCTGGCGGTGAGTGCTTCAATGGCACCCAACACAACAGCAAGGGCCTGTTCATTGGTATATCCAGCAACAGGTCGGTCAATCACGATGTAAAAAGACATCGAGACTTCCTGATTCTGTGCTGGAATAAACGGATCTTCCGTGATCTTGCTCACGTCGACTCGCCAAGTCTGACGCTTTCGAGACCCATTTTGGGTAGAAAGCGTCACCTTGATGGTGCCATCGGAACTCTCGTAGACGGACGAATTCCCAGAGGTACTAACCCTGGGAAGACTCGTCGTAGTCCCCGAGATTTTGATGGACTGCGGATCGGCCAATGCCATAAGGCACACTCCTTTTTCTGTGACTTACGTCACATAGTGGTTGCAATGCATTTGCAGCTACAGTAGGGTGAGCCCTAAAGCAGCGGCTATGGCCAACTGTGTGGGTGACAAATCCCCACTAGTTAGACCAAATCCGAATGGGTTAGCCTGTTCCCTGACTTTTGAGAGTGAATAACGCTCAATAGAGCCCGGGGCAGGAATTCCGGGAGAACCGGAACTAGTCATGGATAGCCTCGTGTAGGAATAGTTTTCCTCCATGATGTAGCCATAACTCATAACCTGGCCAGCGCGAACGTAATTACTGATGTTGTTAATAACATCACCAGTATTACTAAACCAGTCGACTGCCCAACTCCATGGGGTGAGATTCCATAGGAGCTCAGGATTCAAGGATGCGCCGAATAAAATATCGGCATCGGAGCCATACCCTAGTGCTCTCTGCCAGGAGTCATCCTGGTTCGGAACATCAAAGGTAAAAGCACCCGAAAACCATCTCTTGGTCTGGACTCCTCTGGTTAATAGAATCTCACCTGGAGGGGGAATCTTTGGAGTAACGTTTTCGCCTGAAGCATTTGAAATACCTCGGGCGGTACCGGTACCCAAAACAAACGATTCCTCTTCCTTCACTACAGGAAATGAGTACTGACGATGCACGAGAGACCCAGCATTATGATTATACTGATTAAGTATATCACGATGCCGGCGAACGACGGAGGCAAGAGACTTGACTTCGTCGACAAGAGGATCCCAACCAAACTGAACGTTGAGATACTCGGAACCCGCGCTCTTAGCTAGGGCTGTACGCCCTTGCCAAGTATGAACTCCAGGAAGAGAGGGAAGACCCTCTCTATAGAGTTCAGAAACGCCCGTACCCAACTCACTCGCCGGATTTGCCGGAGAGCACTGAGAGATGGCGGTAGCCCCATAGGAATCCAAATCCGATAGATCTTTTGATCTATGTGGAACAGGATTATGCACAGGAGAAATAAATTCTTCTATGTATTTTTCCGGGATAGCTATAGGGCGGTTAACACCGCGCTTAGTGGTAAACCACTGACCAGAACTATAGAATTTAACGTCACTATTCCAAATAGTGACTTTCTCTTTAGTTCCGGATCTCTCAGTGTAAAAGGGACCACCGGAATGAAATTTTCCGTCGGAACCCCTTTGATGAGATATCGAGCCAGTAACCTGGCTCTGAGAATCATGGGATTGGTACGTAAAATCTTCTCCGTCTTCCGGAGGGAAGATAGGAGAGAGATGTGTTACGTGACCAGTGACTTTAACGTCACCAGTTCCGAGCTGCCTATTACGGTAGTTAAGAACTGAATCCATAGATCCTCACTGTAGGGGAGACATTCTTTGGAATTAACCAACAAGGGATTACTCCCTTGGGTGGATAATGCACTGCGCGGCAGAGGCCCAACG